ATAGGGAACTTGAAAAAATCAGGGCAATCGAGAACTTCAGCGAAGATGATATTACGATCGCACAGGGAGAATCGAAAAAGTCGGTAGTGATCACAGATCAGGTGACAGTTGTTAATGCGATGAGTAAGCTCTATATGACTGTCACGGTAGCGTAGGAAGGAGTGAAGAAAGATGGGAAATACAGCTATTATGGATGCGGGCGATGCCGTCTATGGAAGCCTTGCGGAGTGTTTTATTACGATCGGTAAGAGACGGTACAATTTTATGAATCTGACAGAGTTCGAAAGCAAATGGGATGTTACGATCAGCGATGTCAAGATTTTAGGTAAAGTCGGCATGGGACACAAGGCTGCCGGTGGAAAGGGCACCTGGAAGGGAACTGCACATTATAATCAGTCAGTGCTCCGCACAATGGCAAACCAGTATCAGAAAACAGGAAACCTGCCTTATTTTGAAATCCAGGTGAGCAATGAGGATCCATCAAGCAATGCAGGCAGGCAGACAATTATTCACAGGGGATGCCTTTGTGATTCATTTATTCTTGCAAAGTTCCAGGCGGGCGAAGAAATTCTGGATGAAGATATTTCGGGAACCTTTGAGAGCTGGGATATGCCGGAGAAATTCAAAGAGTTAGAGGGTTTTAGAACAAATTAATGATGTTCCCTTCCTGCATCAGCGGGAGGGGATTTTTAAATAAAAAGGAGAGAAAGATATGTCAGAGTTCAGCAGATTTATGAAAGCAAACAAAAAGGTAAAAGCAAATCAGAAGTATGCTCCAACAGCGAGTCTTACAGATACAGACGGGAAGCCGCTTCTTTGGGAATTTCGCCAGATCACATCACGCGAGAATGAGGAACTGCGCAATGCATGTACTGTAGAGGTCCCGGTAACTGGAAAACCGAATATGTACCGCCCAAGGCTGAATACAGAAAAATACCTGTCAAAGATGATGGCAGCAGCAACCGTGTATCCTGATCTGTACGATGAAGAATTACAGGATTCCTACGGTGTGAAAACACCGGAAGATTTATTATATGCAATGGTGGATGGAGCCGGTGAATTTCAGATGTTTGAAGTGTGGATGCAGAAGTTCCAGGGATTTACAGACAGTCTCGATGTCAAGGTGGACGAAGCAAAAAACTAATTGAAGGAGGGGATGGTGAAGCAAACTTTGCTTACTATGCCCTTCTAAAATTACATATCCTGCCATCTGTATTTTTAAATATGGATGAACAGGAAAAAGCATTTGTGATCGCCGCAATAAAAATCAAGATCGAGAATGATAAGAAAAAAGAGCGGGAATTAAAGAGCAAGATTCATTAGGAAGGAGGCGTGATGTATGGCAGCTATTCAGACAGCGATAGAGCTTAATGACCAGTTTACCAGTGTTTTATATGGCATTATGGATGCAGTCAATCTTGCAACAGCGCAGATGTACGATATGCAGCAGGCAATGTCGATGGATATTGATACGAGCAGTCTGGAGGGAGCGCGAGAGGCAATCGATGAAGCAACAGCATCCTTAATTGCATTAAACGGTGCGGCACAGCAGCCGGCTTCTGCCCCGAATCCGCTTGTAGGAAGTTCTGCCCCGGTCGAGATTCCAGTGCAGTGGGAAACGAACAATCTGGATGTGTTTACAGGAACCGGGATAGATCGGTTTGAGCAGGAAGTACAGAGTGCCAATAGCATGTTAGAGCAGTTGAGCAGTACGCAGAATGATATTGCAAGTCAGGCATACAGTACAACGATCTTTCCGCCGGAGATGTTTCAGGATCTTAATTCCATGGCTGTCAGAATCGATTCGATCCGGGAACGGATACAGCAGATCGAAAGCAATCCGGTCAATATGGGAACAGATACAGCAAACTCCCAGTTGGAACAGTTGAGATCGCAATTAGACCGGGCGATTCAGGAGCAGAATAATCTTAATACCGCCATGCAGAACATGGATGTGTCCGGTGCAAATGCGGCATATCTCCAGTTATCGCAGACAGTAGGCAATACAGAGCGGTATATCCGTGATAATACGGATGAGCAGGGAAGATTCAATCAGGAGATCCAGGAGGGAGTATCCGGTTCAAATGAGCTGGTAAACATGATCAAGCGGGCAGTCGGAGCCTATGTCAGTATTCAGGGTGTTGGAAAAATACTTAATATGTCTGATGAACTGGCGCAGACAACCTCACGGCTGGATTTAATGAACAATTCATTTAATCAGATTAATGGAACTGCAAACGAAACCTCAGAATTGGTCAATATGGTATATGCTGCGGCACAGGATGCAAGAGGCTCTTTTAGCGATATGGCATCCGTTGTTGCGAGATTTGGTAATAATGCAAGAGATGCGTTTGGCAGTTCAGAGGAAGTAGTGGCTTTTGCAGATCTGGTTCAAAAGCAGATGACGATTGCAGGAGCAAGCACACAGGAAGCTGCAAATGCAGAATTGCAGTTATCACAGGCACTTGGTTCCGGTGTACTTCGTGGTGATGAATTGAATAGTATCTTCGAACAGGCACCGAACCTGATTCAGAACATTGCGGATTATCTCGATGTTCCGATAGGACGGATCAGAGAAATGGCGGCAGATGGAGAGCTTTCTGCCGATGTTGTAAAAGCGGCGATTTTTGCAGCCGCGGATGATATCAATGGTAAGTTTGATGAAATGCCAATGACCTGGGGACAGGCATGGACAAAAATGCAGAACGCTGCCATGATGGCTTTTCAAACTGTTTTACAGAGAATAAACAGTGCTACTGGCAGTGATGTTTTTGAAACATTTTCCGATAATGCAATAGATGCAATGGCGGTATTGGCGAATATTGTGCTGAATATTTTTGATTTTGCCAGTCAGGTTGGCACCTTCATTTCTGATAACTGGTCAGTTATTAGTCCAATTGTGTATGGGATTGCGGCGGCATTAGCTGTATGGTATGGATGGCAGATATTGTGTGCAACCGCAACAAACATTATGACGACAGCACAGAAAATTCAAAATGCAGTTATGGGGGCAAGCCCTGTGATGAGAATTGTACTTATTGTTATAGCATTAGTTGCAGCATTAATTGCACTGTGTAATTGGATTGCGAAAACAACAGGGATTGCGAATAGTGGCATAGGTGTCATAACAGGAGCACTGTTAACGGCAGCTGCTTTTATAGGAAATCTGTTTATCGGAGTTGCAAATACAATCATCGGAATTGGCGTGACTTTGTGGAATTTTATAGCAAATTTTGTAAATGCGTTTACCACTGTTTTCAATAATCCTGTTGCCACAATCGAAGCTCTAATCTTAAGCCTGTTTAATTTTATAGTGGAAGTGGTTGAATCGGCTGCCAGAATGCTTGATACGGTATTTGGAAGCAATCTCGCAGATGCAGTTGCGGGATTTCAAGGCAAAGTACAGGCAAAGGTGGATGCCGTGATAAGTGAAAATGGTGGATCAGAAATATTAAAGACGGTAGACATGTCAGATTATCAGTTCAACCGGTTCAATTATGGCGATGCTTTTGATACAGGTGCAGCATGGGGAGATGGAATTGCAGATAAAATCAGCAATTTCAGCCTGTCGGACATCTTTGGCAAAACAGATATCCCGAATCCGGATGATTACACATCCGGTTTTAGTGATGCAATCGCAAATTCGGGTGTAGGTGGCAACCTTGACAGTATTGCGGATGATACCAGTGCCATCAAAGATTCTGTGGATATCACGGACGAGGATCTGAAATATCTTAGGGATATTGCAGAGCAGGAAGCAGTCAATCGTTTCACAACAGCAGAAATTAAGCTGGATATGACAACGAATAATAACGTGAGCAGTGATGCTGACCTAGATGGTATTGTAGATGGAATGACGACAAAGGTTTTACAGGCATTAGAGACTGTGCGGGAAGGAGTATAGGAAATGGCATATAAATTATATCTGGATGGAGTGCTGTTTCCGGTTGCTCCATCCAAAGTAACCGTAAAAATCAATAATCAGAATGAAACAGTAACGTTGATCAATGAGGGAGAAGCGAATATTTTGAAATCTGCCGGATTGTCAGATGTGGAATTTGACCTTTTGCTCCCAAATGCAGAATATCCGTTTGCGTTATATCCACAGAAGTTCCGGAACGCCAAGTTTTACCTGGATAAGCTGGAAGAATTAAAGGTACAGAAGAAAAGTTTTCAGTATATCATGACAAGGGCATTTCCGAACGAAAAGAAGTTATTTCATACCAACATGACAGTTTCTCTTGAGGATTATTCCATTGTGGATGATGCCGGAGAGGGATTTGATACGACAGTCAAGATCAAACTGAAACAGTACCGGGAATTTACCACAAAGACCTGTACAGTGGATATATCACTTCCGAAACCACAGGCAGCAGTACAGCAGACCAGATCTGCAGGCAACGCACCAACTGGGGGAAGCTATACTGTAGTTTCCGGGGACTGTCTTTGGAAGATTGCGAAGCAGTTTTACGGGGATGGCGGAAAGTGGAGTGTGATCTACAATGCCAATAAATCAGTGATCGGTGGAAATCCGAATCTGATATATCCGGGGCAGGTGCTTACGATCCCGGCGGCATAAGACATAGGAGGTGGAAATGTACGAGTTATTAATACAAAACGGCAGCACAGTTTATCTGCCGCCGGTACAGGAAGAAGTAAAAGTAACTACAGAGCGGCAGATCAGTCCCGGCTCCATAGAATTTAGTTTCGTGGATACCGGGATTTCTATTGCGGAGGGAAATCCGGTACGTTTTAAGGATGGAGAAACAGGTGTGTTTTATGGCTTTATTTTCAAAATCAAGCGTGACAGGAGCAATATTATAAAAGTAACTGCCTATGATCAGATCCGCTATCTGAAAAACAAAGACACAATGGTATATGAGAACAAAACAGCTGCTGAGGTTGTGACGAAGATTGCCAATAATTTTGGGTTTCATCTTGGGACGATTACAGATACCATATGGAAAATCGCATCAAGAGTGGAAGATAACGAGTCTCTTATGGATATGATCGGAAATGCACTTGATCTGACATTGCAGAATACGGGTGATCTGTACATTCTCCATGATGACTGCGGAAAGCTGAATCTGTCTTTTATTGGTGATATGTATGTTCCAATCGTTATAGATGCAGAAACCGGACAGAATTATGATTATGAATCCTCGATTGATTCAGATACCTACAACCGGATCAAGCTGGTTTTTGACAATGAAAAGACAGGAAAAAGGGACGTATATATTGCACAGGATTCCTCTCACATGAATGACTGGGGAATATTACAGTATTTTGATACGCTGCAGGATGGAGAAAACGGGCAGGCGAAAGCGGATGCGCTTTTAAAACTTTATAATAAAGCCACAAAAACGCTGACGATTAAAGATGCATGCGGTGACTCCAGAGTACGCGGCGGATCGCTTGTTGTCGTACAGCTTGACCTAGGGGACGTGCAGATAAAAAATCTGATGCTTGTGGAAAAATGTGTACACAAATACGGTGAAAGTAAACACACAATGGATTTGACATTATCGGGAGGTGGCTTTAGTGCATGATGCAAATGATTTTGTAAGGGCAATACAGCAGGTATCAAACGGTGTTAATGAGGCAGGAAATCCGGCGGATGTGATGTCTGGCACTGTGATAGCGGCAGTTCCATTAAAAATAAAAGTGGAACAGAGGTTTGATATAGCCAGTGCACAGCTTATCGTACCGGAACATTTAACAGACCGCACTGTGGATATTGAATTAGATGGCGAGAGAAAGAAAATGAAGATTTACAGTGGATTAAAAACAGGTCAGCAGGTTGTGTTGATCCGGCAGAAGGGCGGCCAGAAGTTTTTAATTACAGACAGGGTGGTGTGATATGATTCCTGCAGTTAACAGTTTAAAAGAAATTGAAGTAGTAGAACAGCCATCCTTATGCCACCACATGATTCGGGAAACATGTAATGTTATAGGTGAGTGTGATGGCTTAGAGGCGGTAAAGCAGGCAGTTTATAATATTTTGAATACAGAACGGTACCGGCACATTATTTTTTCATGGAATTACGGAGTGGAATTGCAGGATCTGATCGGGAAACCGATGGATTATGTAATGGTAGAAGCAGAACGGAGAATTACAGAAGCTCTGATGCAGGATGATAGGATAGAATCCGTAGATAATTTTGAATTTGAAGTGCACAAAAAGACATTGCTTGCCGCATTTACGGTACACACAAAATATGGAAATGCAAAGATCGAGAAGGAGGTGGATGTTTAATGTATGAAGATCAGACATTTGATGTGATTTTACAGCGTATGCTGTCCCGCGTGCCTGAAACAATGGATAAAAGGGAGAGTTCGCCAATCTATGCTGCACTGGCACCGGCAGCAGTGGAACTGACATCGATGTATATTGCATTTGACTGTATGCTTGCGGAAACATTTGGAGACACGGCATCGAGGGAATATCTGATCCGGTTATGTGCAGATCGCGGTATTACACCAAAGAAAGCAACTCAGGCGGTACTTGAGTTAGAAACCGATGTGGAGGTTGCGGACGGAAAAAGATTTACCGGCGGGGAAAATACCTATATCGTTACGGCTCCAGGACAGGTTACCTGTGAGCAGATCGGTACGGTCGGAAATGAATATACAGGAGATGTTCTTCCAATCGAATATATTTCCGGACTCACGACCGCGAAGATTACGAGGGTTTTGATCTATGGAGAGACAGAAGAAAGTACAGAATCCCTGCGGCAGAGGTATTTTGAATCGTTTGAGGAAAGAGCATTTTCCGGGAATGTGAAAGATTACCGAAACAAAACACTTGCGCTGGCAGGAGTAGGAGCAGTCAAAGTGATACGGACATGGAATGGTCCGGGAACAGTGAAACTTGTTATTTTAGACAGTGCATATGGAAAAGCTACGGATACATTGATAGCTGCAGTACAGAAGGAATTTGATCCGAACGGTGATGGTATGGGAGACGGACTTGCACCAATCGGGCATGTGGTTACGGTCGAGACGGTGAAAGAGTCGGTGGTAAATATTGCGACGAATATCATTTTTGACAGTGGTTATGGATTGAACGAATGCAAAGCATTGATCGAGGATGCAATTAAAAAGTACATTTTATCGTTGCGGCAGGACTGGGAGAATCAAAATCATTTAATCGTGAGAATTGCGTCATTGGATGCGGCTATCATGGGAGTGAAAGGTGTACTTGATGTGACGGGAACAACTATCAATGAAAGTACAAAAAATCTTGAATTAACAGAATACGAGATTCCGGTCATGGGGGTGGTTACTTATGGAGAATAGATATATCAATCTTAAGGAGCTGCTCCCTTTGTATTTACAGGAATATAGTGAACTGGCTGAAATTATGAATACGGAAACACCGGAGTTTCGATTATTGGAATCCAGACATAGCAGGATGATCGATAATCGGTACATTATATCCTGCGACGAAGAGGGAATTTCTAGGTTTGAAAAGATTCTTAGTGTGACTCCGAAAAGCAATGATACGTTAGAGGACAGGATTTTCCGGTGTCTGACCAAATGGAATGTGTGTCTGCCGTATAACTATGCTTTCCTTGAAAGAAAATTAAAGGAATTGTGTGGTACAGAGTACGCAATAGACTTTGATATTCCCGGTCAGACAATGATCGTTAAAATCGGTATAGCGCAGAAAAATCAATATGATTCTGTGGTGGATATTTTAGACGAAATCGTGCCATGCAATATTTTGCTTAACACAGAACTGCTTTACAACCAGTACAGGAGCTTAAAACCATATCCGCATATTATACTGGGGCAGTTTACACACTGGGAATTGAGAAACATCAGTATTCCGAAGAATCTGAGTTCGAAGGTAGAAAATATCGCGAATTATACAATGGAAGAATTATCGCGGTTTACAGTGGAACAGGTTGCAGAAATCGGACTGAGAAAGAGAGGATAACATGAAACTTACAGATATTTTTAAATTTAAGCTGTTTGAAAGAACGGATCCGGTGGATATGGAAACCGTGAATGAGAATTTTGAGAGTGTAGAAAAACTTTTTAAGGGATTGGATCAGGTAGACAACACATCGGATTGTGATAAAAATGTGGCATCAGCTAAAAAAGCGGAATGTGATGGAAATGGAAAGAACATTTCCGAAACATATTTAAAGAAAACGGCAGTTGCCAACAATAACACTACCACGGAAGCAGGCTACGCACTTGATGCAAGACAGGCAAATCCGAATGTGGATGGCAGTTTGGCGAAACAGATAAGTACGTTAAACAGCGGTTTAAAGAAATATTATACACAGACAGAGGTTGATAATATTATTGAAAAAAACAAGGTGAAATCCATTGTTATAGAGTTCAAAGGCATTACTACCAATGAAAGCAAAGCATTTTTCCCTAAATATACCTATTGGGGATATGTCGGCGGAAAAACCACTGAAATTGATAATTTAATAGCACAGGGGCACACAATTCTTGGCGGTTTTATCTGCGGCGGTCCACACAACGATGCCTCCATGGCTGGCAATGGTTCAGATAACATAGGTGTTATAGTCGGTTCAGCAACTTATTATAACGTCCCATATTCATTTTACGTTTTTTCACAAGCTTATCAGACAATAAGGATTAAGGTCTGCGTTTTATATATTTAATATTTAACACAGTTTTATAGCAGTTATCTTTGTACTGATCTGTCCAAATGTCACAGCTTTTGGTACTTTTATTAAAAATTTTAAATTGGTAATTGCCTTACCAGATATTATTTCATGCATGGTCAGCCACGTGCCACCGTTTCCGCTGTTTGGGGCGGTGATTCCAATCGCCTGATCGACGGTACTTTTTAATGATACAACATCCACAGTAGAACTTTCAGAAACCCAACAGTAATAATTTACCAGCCACGTTCCGGAATCAATAGATAATCCGTCCGCACCTGCATAACTCCATGTATCGGAGAAGTATTTATTAAATTCGTTACTGCTTACCTGACGGTATCCGGTATTGAACATGGTTTTGGCGTCGGATTTCTTTAAATATGTGTCTGGAATGCTATTACCATCGCGATCTGCATCAGCCCGACCAACACGTACAGCAGGATAGGTATCGTCAAGTTCATTATGCGCGATCAGATTAATTACTTTGTCGCCAGTATCAAAAAGTGGCATAAGAGTCCCTATAAGTCCAGACCAGTCACCTTTTACAATTTTTATATACGACTTATTTGTTAAACTGCTGTTTTACGAACAAAGCGGACAACTTGGCACAAAAGAAAAACTATGTAGAAATATAATAAAATCAAGAGCCTAAGAGCCGATTACATGA